ATAACGAAGTACAGCACGGTAGAGATACATTAGGAGCAATTATTCCTATTGAAACTATTGATGCCTTACTTAAAGTTAAGTCAACCCTAGGTGCAGCTAGCATATCATTAGAAGTTGAAAACAATGTGGTTAAGAAAATACACGTTGTTAATGATGCGGTTAGGTTAGAAGCACGTCCAATAGAAGGTAAGTATCCTGACTTTAGAAGAGTATTCCCTGAGTCAGTATCTTATGAACCTGGTAATTATGACTTTACATATCTTAATGACTTTAATAAGGCCGCAGAATATATCTCTGGCGTTAAAAATAAAAAAGCATCATTAAGCCAAAATGGTATTAAACCAGCATTAGTTGACCTTGACTGTGTTGACTGTGTAGGTGTTATATCACCATTAAGAGTTGAGTCATCTATTACAGGCGCACCAAAGTTTATATTTGATGAACCTAAAGTATCTGTAAAGGAGGCTGCATAATGACTACAGATAACAAATATAATGGATGGTCTAATTACGAAACTTGGAGAGTTAATTTAGAGATATTTGATAATTTTGATATATCTGACTACTCTAAAGATCCATACGACTTATCTAAACAATTAGAAGACTATGTAGAAGAAGTAATATTTATTGATGTACCAGATGGGTTAGCTAAGGACTATGCTGGTGCATTCATAAGACAAGCTAACTTCTATGAAATTGCAGAGCATTTAATTGCAGACTGGAAGTATGAAAATGAAGAGGAGGAGGAGGATGAACTTCAACTTTAATGAATGGAAGCACCGGCTGGATCTTGATGATGAAGACTTAATAGACTGGTTAGGGTTGAGTGATGATCAGATAGAGCATTACAAAACTCACAGAGTGCCAAAGTATATTGAAGTGGCATGCAAGTTTATAGAGGAGTGTTATTGTAAAGCATTAGCTGAATTACATATAAATGTACTCAATGGTAGTGAGCCTTATCTCAAGGCTCATTATCCTGCAGTAGCTGCTGCTAAAGGTGCATTTCTATCTTATGCTTTAAATAACTTTTACGTAGACTATGACTTTCAACCTAAACTACTTAAAAGCCTCTTAGACGAAGTAGCTCGTCAACAGGGTTCATATAAGCTCCCTGACCAGCAGCACTAGTATCAAAATAAGCAGAGTCTAGGAGTCCGTATTTAGGACTCTTAGCTACGCCTTTTAATTCTTTAGCTAATTGTTTAGCACTCATTGCACCGTTAGGATCAAACACTAACATACCACCGTTAGGCGTTGCTGATACTACGCCACCTTTAGGGTTTAATTTTTTACCTGCTTCAATAATTTGTTTAGATGATACGTTTTCAAATAAGATACCGTTAGCAGCATCTTTGTTTAAGTTCATAGGTATTTTAGTAAAGCGTGTAGCACCTACACCCCATTGGCCTAGGTCGCCACCCATAGACTGAGCGTATTCAGATAATGGCCCAGACTTCTGTATATTCATTCTATTAATAGGGCCTAAGTTTTGGCTATATACTCTATTAAACTCTTCTACGTTACTTGCTGGATCTACCCATACACCTTGTACTTTAGATGGAGGAATGTTTGCATATTCCATACCTTTACCTGCAGCGCCTTGTTGAGCAGTACCATATCTTAAGTCTGATAATGCACGGCCTGCTGGAGTTTCATTTGCTTTTTGTAAGATATTAGGTGATGTAGCTTCAATATTAATATTGACTGGTGATAGTTTACGTTGGCCTTCTGCATACTTTAATGCAGCGCCTGGAGCTTTAGCAAGCGTTCCTACAACACCACCAGCAGTTGTTAGGCCGCCTAATAAACCTTGAATAGGGTTTTGGTTAGTATAACCTTGATACATTTCATAAGCGCCCAATGGAATGCCAATAGGAGGATAAGCCATAGATGCACCGGATGCAGCATATTGAGCCATATCTTTAATATCTTGTTTGCTAAGCTGTGGTACATTAGGCAATGGTTTGCCATTGTCATCCACGACAAGCCCTCTTATTACTTTCATTTTTTATCCTTTAGTCATCTAATTCTGGGAGTTCGTAGTTTACAGAGTCAACTGTAATTTCTACATAAAGACCTGACTCGAATGTTAAAGCTAGTACATTCTCATCAAAATACGCTTCAGCCTCTACAATTTTATCTCCGACCAATTGATCAATTAATGGCTGAATTTGCATGATAAACCTTTCTATACTATTTTTCCGATCCACCTACCGTTTGTGTTAAGAACCATAGGCATAAGTTTTGGCTGTCCATTGATAATAACACCACATCCTACAATGAACCTGCTTTTAAAGTTTTTGGCATAGTCAAACGCCATAGACTTTTGATGTATTAAACATCCTACTTGCATCCCCCAAATTAGTGCATCTGGGTTACTGTAATATCCAATACTAAATTTAGTGTGGTAGTGGCCCTGGACTGTATTCATTCCATACTGCTGGGCTACCTTTAAAACGTCTGCAACAAGCCCATGTGTAAAGAAACATCTGGAGTTATCACTTAGGGTTATCGTATGATCATCTACCCATTCCCAACCTTTTCCAACGCCTAAGAACTCGTTATAGTCTTTTAAGTATCCTCTAGGCATGCCGTGTTTTAATGCACGTCTATAAACTAATGAGCTATGGTTACTGTGAACCAATGTCATTTTAGGGAATATCTTTTCTAATTCTTTAATGTACTTTTTAGACTGTTCTAATTCATGGCCTGCTGAATATAAGTCTGGGTTATGTTCGTGCATAGATATAGCATGATGATCTAATTCATCACCTATATTGACTACGTGATCAAACTTGTATTGTTTTTTTAATGCTTTTAAAAATGCAAATGCGTCTGGATGATGGTAAGGGATGTGCATGTCAGATATTACTAATACCGACTTATATTTTGCCATGAAAACTCCTAGGTGTTGTTTTACCTATTATACACCAAGAAATAATTTACGCTCATCTAACCTTCTGTTTTGAAGGCCTTTTAATATCTTTCCGCCAGCTTTACAGTATTTTACTAACGACTCCATAGCCGTTTCTTTATCGCCACGAAGCAACGCTTGACGGATGGTTGAACGCTGAAAGCATCCAAGACCCAAATTAAAGCAAAAGCTGACAAGAGCGTCAAACTCATGTTGTCTAAGGCGCACCTTAGGTAACATTCTAAGTATTCCAGACTCGAAGCGAGATAAGTCTCTTGCAAGTATTGCATCTATTTCCTCGTTAGTAAATGTTTTATTCCATTCCGTTGGTAGCGTTTTACCATCACCAATAAGATGACCAACACCCACAGTCCAAAGCCCAGCAGGACATTTGTAAGGTTTGTTACGAACTCCCTCATGGTGTTTAATTAGCTTGATAGCCTCTTTAGATACTTTCACGTTTCTTTTCCCAAGTGCGAGAACCAAAGTAAAAGCCAATAATACTTGCGGTAATAGCCATTTCTTCAGAACCAAATACTTCTTGAGATGCTACAACAAAGTCTACACCTGACCACATAGCCCATGCTAATGAGATGAGGTTGATAAGCACTAACTCACCTACAAAGATAAATGCAACGACAGGTCTTACCATAGCGTTCCAATTTTTAACTGTAGGACTTGCATTTTCTACTAGCTTTTTATCGTGGTCGTATAATGCTTCACGTTCTTGTGCGTATGTTTGAGCTTCTATTTGGTCAAGTTTAATAGCTTCTATCTTTTCTTGTGATATAAAGCCTGCTTTAGCTAACTCTAATTCACGTTCTGTTTGTAGTTTAGCCATTTCTCTTTCATGCTTTTGGTCACCCTTTTGCTGAAAGAAACCTAAAACACTAGGTAATCCTGAAGTAGCAAAACCTAATATACCTGATAAAATACTTAACATTTATAACTCCTTTGGGTCAAAGCCATACATTTTAGCTACACGTTTTTGTAATTTTGCAAACAAGCCTTTATGACTTGTGTACTGTTCTGTTTTTGGTGACTCTAAATATACGCACATGTGTATAATTTCGTGACATAACGTAATTAGCACAGGATATAAGTGAGAATGTCTTGCTACAGAAATAGTAATGACATGTGGTTCACCTTGTTCTGGTGGTTGATATTCACCACAAATACTAGAGTCATCTGTAATAACAAAGTCTACTTTACTTGCCGGTGGTAATTTGTATTCATCAAATATAGGCATCTCTATAATTGCACTATAGAGGTTAGCTATATTATTTTCTGTGATGAATGTCATTTTGATAATGGGTTCATAGTAGAACGTTTAACAGTATTTAGTTTATCGTCCATAGCGTTTACAGTAGCTTCTAATTCTTTTCTAAGACCTGATACCATAGCTGAAGTTTCACGTGAGTTAGCAATAGCGTCAGATGACTTTTCACTAGCTTTCATTATAGACTCAGATAGCTGATATTGTCTTTCATTTATTGCTTTAACTTGTATCTCTAAACCATTAAGTCTTGACTCTATAGGAGCTAAGTCTAAACTGTCAACAGCTTCAATTGCCGAAACCATCTTGTTGTAAAAAGTTATGCCTGCGTATGCGCTTCCAGCTACTATTGGCAATGCTATCAAGATCAGCTTGAGGAGTACCGAGCTGGAGAAGGTCAAGTTGAAAGTTTTGGGTTTTTCCGAATTCACGTGCTATCTCCTGATCAAATTTAAAAGCGTCTGTTATCTCTATTTGTTGTATAATAGGTCTATTAAGTATTTCTAAAGAAAGGACTATCCCAAAACCATGTACAAGTTCTTTGCCCTTAGGTACGTCAAGTTTAGGACTTTCCTTGCTTTCATTCTTTTGCTCAGCCTTTGGTGTATCTTTTGTTGCGTCTTTGGCATTATCTTCTTTTGCTTTTGGTGTCTCTTTAACTTCTTGTTTTGGTTGTTCAACCTTGACTTCAGTAGGAGCGACTAAAACAGGTTCAGGAATGCTATTTGTAGATAGCCCAGCCGGTGTAACTATAGGTTGAGTATTCACAGGGTTAAGTGGACTACTAGGGCTTACAGGGCTACTTACATTTGTGACATTTGTAGCAGACTTAACGCATGTATTAGTTGTTTCTACCCATGCACCCCATACAGGACTTCCATAAGGATCTGGACAAGATGATATTCTTGTTTCTGTAATAGATCCTACGTAGTCAGGTTGACAGCTTAAAGTTCTTGTTTCGGTGCTGGTTTGGCACGTTGGAGGATCTTGCGTGCAATTGTTAGAAGTTTCGTACCAAGGACTCCAAGAATTTGAACTACACGTATAAGTCCTCGCTTGGTTAGTGACACCGCTATAATGAGGTAAGGGACAAGCCAAACTTTGAGTTTCTGTAGCATTGACACAAACTGGCTGCCTGTACGGATCACAAATGGGATCATCCGGCCTGTAAGAAACGCACCAATAGTCTCTAATAGCCACTTCGTTTTCGATACCATTACAGTAAAGGTTAGACATATAACCTTCTTGAGTTGGTGTATAAGTGCAGTACCAAGCATAAGCATTATTTCCCTTTAGTATTAGTAGAAGTAGTAATAGGTTCTTCAGGAATGAGCGGTATTGTAAATGTATTGCCATATAGTTTTCTAAAAGTTTCAGGTCTTAATTCATACCAGCCACGTTTAGCAGCATCACCAATAGATCCGTTAATAGGACATGGACTGCCACTTTGTAACATAGCTTCAAATACTCTATTATCTTGACAAAGAATAGCTACTGCAGATACTTTTAAGCCTAAGTCATTAAGAGTTTTGGCAAGTTTAATACGTTCACAGTTTTCGTCTTTATAGCCAGAGCCTCCACTTACGCCAAACAATGTACTAGATACGCTTCCAGAAACTGGTACTAAACATACGTCCTGTGAGAAAGCGCTTATAGATGGGCTTATGGCACTCGGTGGAGGTTGGCCCTTATAGTTAATTGTTGTGGTTTCTGCTTTAGCATCCATAGCAAGTGCTAATAAAACACCAATGGACATTCCTACAAGTAATGCGACTAGGTTTCTTAGTGTTTGCATTATTTCATTCCATGAGTAAGTAAATATACAATAATGAAACCTGCTGTACCTATTAATATTTGTTCTAAGCGTTTAAGTCTTGCATTGATCTGTTCATAGCGAATAGCGCAAATTTCCTCATGCGTACTTAAACGTGAGTCTGTATCTGGTTTTACCATTTTATTCCTTTACTTTGGAGTACCTAAAATACTTGGGAAGTATCTTTGTTGAGTTGTAGCACCAAATTTACCAGCAATACCGCCTGTTGTATATGGGCTAATAAGGCTTCTACCGCCTCTAGTTAATACGTCAGCAATAACTTCAGATGGTCTACGTGTAGTAAGTTCTCTAGCAATAGTTTGTAGTCTTGCAGGATCAGTCTCAGTCAATATTCTAACTACTTCGTTAGCTGTTGACTTAAGTTGCTGTTCGTTCATTTGTGTAGCATCCATTTTAAGAGCATTAAATATTAAGTTTTGTGCATCAATATTTGGTGCTTCTTGTGCAATAGTGCCACGTACTGCTTTAGCTGCTTCTTGTCTACCTGCTGTTTGTGATCCAGCCAATACTTGGCCAGATGTAGCTTTCATTTCCATTTCTGTTTGGAAGTTTTTAATAAACTGGTTAAATTTGTTTTGGCCCAATTCATTATCTGGGAAAGTAGCTTTAATAAGTGCTACACGTTTAGGATCTTTAAGAATGTTACGTGCTACGTTAGCTGTCATGGGTACAACTGTATCTGTAGACTGTCCACCTACACGCTCAATAAGATCCGACATAGCCCCCAGTCTAAATGCTTCTTTTTCAGATGTAGACATTTTTTTAATATCAGCTTTTAATTGATCTGGGTTAGCTTTTAAGAATGTTCTACCTGACTGCATAGCATCCATAGTAGCTGTATCATCCGCCCAGTAATTACGTGCTGACTTATAAGATGGGTTATTCTTATCAATATAGTTTAAGAATTGCGCTCTAGTATCTTTAATAGAGTTTAATTGTGTATTACCAATGCCACTAGATGGTGACTTACCTGTATATACAAGATCATCTAAACCCATTTTAACAAAATGTAAAAATTCTGTATCTACTGCAGGTACAAGTTTATTATCTGCTGTAACTAATTGACCTTGTGCGTTGACTACTACATTAGGTACTTTAATACCTTTTTCTTGTGCAATATTAATACCTCTAGCATAGGCTTGTTGTACGCTTGGACGGCCTAATAAGTCTGTAAGTTCTCTATTAACTGGCACTTGTTTTTTAAACGCATTAGCATACATCTTTTTACCAAGATCAGTTCTAGCTGTTTTAAGAGCGTTAAACTCATCAAAGAATGATGCTGTAGTACCAAATGCTTCTTGTAAGTCTGAAGTTAAACGTGCTGAGATACCTTTATCACGTTGTTCTAAAAACTTCTTGGCTGTTTGTTTTGCTGGTGATGGAATTAAATTTACTGCATCTAAATAAGCTCTAGTATTAGGGCCAATATCAGCTAATGTATATGGTTTGCCAGCATTTTGAAGTACTGTATTAATAGCTTCATCTACTGATCCTACATCAGACTTTAATGCTTCTTTAACTAAATTTCTACCTGCTTGTAAACCTGTTACATCAGGTTCAGCAAACATAGACTTAATAATAGGTTGAGATACATTTTTAACAACTCTAGCACCTAATTGTAATGCAGGAGCTGCTGCACCACCAGCTACACCGCCAATTGCCGTAGAAGTTAATTGTTCTGTTGGACTACCTTCTCCTGCACCAAAACCACCAATTGCACCAGACTTAAACCCTTGTAAAGCAGCTTTACCCAATGTTAATGGAGCTGTAGTACCTTTACTAATAAAGGCAGGAATAGCACCACCTACTACTTGTTCACCGATAGATCTAATTGGCTTTTCAGAAGCTCTTTGTTCTAGTGCTAAACGTTCTAAACCTACACCGGCTTCTCTAGGTGAAATTTCACCATATCCTGCTTCTTTAGCTGCTTTAGAAATAACACCAGGCTTTTTTCCAAAGACAGAGTTAAGTGTACCTAGCAATTCATCTGAAAAATTTAATGTAGCGCCTTGTAAATACTGTCCAATGCTTTGTGGTGTCACTACACCGGTCTCAATAGCATTTAAAACTGTTTCACCTTGCTTACTTAAATTACCTTGGTCTCTACCAGCAGATAAGTCAAAATACAGTTCTTGTATGACTGCTTTTGGATCTTGAGCCATTTCTATTCCTTAATTATTTGAATAAGATATTTTTGTTTTTAATAACGCCTGTATTGCTTTGAACCATGCCTGGCAATTGTGACTTAATAGCAAGTACATCTGGAGCAGTTCTAGCTTGTAAGTCTTTAGTAAATGCCATTTTGTCTTTAAACAATTTAGCTCTAGCTTGTGATGGACTTGTTTCAATAAGGCTAGCATTTTTAAGTTGCCAGTCTGCTGTCCATTCTGCAAGAGCTGCATCACGTTTAGCGCCAATTTCAAGTGCGTTGATAAGTAATAAGTTACCTTCAGGTGTTTTACCAATATTAGGAGCTGAGTCAACAATAAATTGTAAGTCTGTATTAGTTGGGTTAGCTCCAAGTTTTTTAACTTGAGGAATAATAACGCCTTTAGATAATGAGTCAAACTGTTCAAGTTTAGAAGTAGACTCAACATTAAAGCCTGGTACAAGTAATTGGCCTGCCTTAGAAATTGTTTTAGCTGCTTCAGCACCAGTACCTGTTCTTACACCTTCGTTAATTAAATTTTTCATTGATGTGTATGTTGGCAATGTGCTTTGTGCATCCATACCAGCATTTAAACTACCTTCAAGGTCTTTAATAACATTAGATGCAAACTCTTTATTAGATACGTTAGTAACCACATTAGTTTTTGGCGCTCTAAGGTTAGCCATTGTTTTAGCATATTCAAGAAATTGAGGGTTTTCTTGCGCAAACTGAAACTCACGTACATCTGTAGGCAATGCTTTTAAATAGTCTAATTGAGCATCTCTTAACTCTTTTTGGATCTTAAGTTTATTCATTTCATTTTCAGTTGCTGTATTAAAAGCACCTTGTGATGCTTGCATACCACCTAAATATGACTTAGCAAGATATGGTATAGGTGAACCATAACCTTGGTTTTTAGGAGTAGCTAAATAAGTAGCGCCTGCTCCAATAAGACCAGATAATAATGCTTGGTTTTTTAACTGTTCTTGTTGAGTAGAAGTTAATAAACCGCTTAAGTATTCAGGTTGTCTAGCACCAAATATATTCATGCCACTAAACAAATTACCTAAACCAGTTCCTGTATCAAATAGTGCCATAATTAATACCTTCCATAAACTTGTAAACCACCATAGCTAGGTGATAGTCTAGTTAAAAGTTTTTCATCTTGACCTAAGCCAAATGATGGAGCTGGTCTTTGTGTAATGGGAGCTGAAGGAGCTACTGGTAAATTAAGTGGAGGCGCTGGTTGGTTTAATGCTTGATAACCTTGTAGTCCTGCACCAATAGCTTGGCTAGGGTTAGCTTGCGCCCAGTCAGATGCCATAGTACCAACGCCTGTTATTTTGTCCATAGCTGTTGGAGGTGTGTAATTAAATATTTTAGAAGTATCCATAGCGCCTAATGGAATGCCAGTAGCACCACCAGCTAAGTTTGCTGTAGTTAAATTAATACCGTCAGCAAATGCGCCAGTTGTTGTAGTTGCAGGTATTGCTTTACTTCCAATAGCACCTAAATTAGTACCTACTCCTGTTGTTGGTACTGAACTAAACAAATTATTAATACCCATACCAGGAGCAATTGCAGTTCCTGCAGCGTCTGCGCCAAGTGATACACCTGGAGTTACTCCGCTAGAGAACATATCAGCAATTTTACCGCCTAGTAAACTATCTGAACCGCCAAATAAACCACCTGTAGCACCACCTAGTAAAGCACCTTTAAGAGGGCTTTGTCCGGTAATTGCTGAACCTACAGCGCCTACTCCAGCGCCTATTAATGTTGGCATACCCATATTAAGATACCTTTCCTACTAAATAGCAAATAGGCTCTAAGATAGCACGATAAATACGACCTAATGTGTCTCTCTTATTCCCACGCATTTGTTTATAAATATCAGCAGTTCTATGTCTAGCAATATGTGCTAATACATTACGTACTACTTTGTTAAGTTTACCTTTACCTTTAGCAAAGTCTACTAATGGCAAGAATAGTGTGTGATAACCTTTTTCGTATACTTTAGCGTTTGGCATATTAGCTGAATGTTTAAGCCAAATTGCATTACGGAATGATCCGAAGCCATAAGCCTGTTCATTCATCATAGTACATACTATCTTACCACCGCCACTTTGTTGAGACTGTGTAGTAGATACTTGACCAA